AACAGATTATATCCCGCCTACTTGGGAATTATGGCAATCAATGATTTTCTATACTTTAGTATGGAACAAATGATTGAAATGATGAGCCAAACAGGAAATGGCGTGGCAGGAAAAGTTGAGTTAGGGGATGCTGGTGATGATGAAGGAGAAGAAGGTGGTGGAGGTGAGGAATCTCAAGGTCCTGATACAAAAATAATTGCTGAGGGATTAATTTTCCCTATCCTATGTCATGAAATTATTAAAGGAATTAAAGCCGCAAATGCTAGACATGGATTACCCCAAGACCCTTCTATGAGAGAAAAGGTTAAAGCACAAGTTGACATTTTATCAAACGAACCAATGCAACTCAGAATAGGACCTGAGATTGTTGAAAAAATTCGTTTTGCCTTACCGGATGAAATGTTCAGTCCTTCAAACAAGGGTCTAATAAACTGGTTTGAAATTCAGATGTACCAAATTCCAGCAAAGGAATTTTTGGAATTAATTGGAAATGCGATTTCAGAAGATGATTCTAAAATCAGAAAAGCCACATCCAAATTCGAAGAAATCATGAGAGAGGCACAAAACCTAAAACGTGAGTTCGACGAGTATAAAGAAGATAAGGGAAGTGATGAAGCTGACGATGATGAAAACTTGGATGATTTCTTAGGGAGTTTGGGTATATCAAGACCCAAATAATCCACCCCGTGACAAAAGAACAACTTATTATAGAGGTTACAAAGTGTATGAGAAATACACCTTATGCCCTTAGGACATACTTACAGACCTATGACAACACGGTATCGAAGTATGTACCTCTTGACCTCTTCCCCGACCAAGTTAGTCTCATCGAGGACTATGACAACTTTAATGAAAACATAGCCCTCAAGTATCGTCAGGCTGGTGTGTCTACAGTAACCGCTGCTTGGGCGTCAAAAAAATTAGTTTTTGCCAAAAAACAAAAACCTGAGAAAATTCTAATAATTGCCAACAAATTGGATACATCCGTTGAGATGGCCAATAAAGTTAGAGGTTTTACGGAGCAATGGCCCTCGTGGGTCGGTGCGGGATTCTCCGCTGAAAAAAACTCTCAAAGACACTTCAAACTAACGAACGATTGTGAAGTGAAAGCTGTTGCTACCTCCAAAGATGCCTTACGTGGTTATACACCAACAATTCTAATTTTCGATGAGGCAGCGTTCATTGAGGCAGATAATGACTTTTGGTCTGCGTGTATGGCCTCACTTTCTACGGGTGGTAAAGTAATTGTAATTTCAACACCAAACGGTTACGACCCAATCTATTATGAAATTTACGACCAAGCACTCAGAAATATGAACGAGTTTAAAATCTCTGAGATGTTTTGGTACAGAGACCCGAGATATACTAAAGACCTTTACATGGTTAAGACAAACGACTTAGTTCATTTCTTACTTAATCGTGAAGACTACCCTGAAGACACAGTTGTTGATTTATCAGTATCAAACCCATATGAGAGAGACCATTCCATCACAACTGATTATATCCAAAAAGGATATAAACCCTGCTCTGCTTGGTTTGAAGGAATGGTAAAAAAACTGAAATTCGATAGAAGAAAAGTTGCTCAAGAGTTAGAATGTAATTTCCTTGGTTCTGGAGATAATGTTTTTGAGGCTGAACTGATGCAGACAATCGCTAAAAACCAACTAAGGGACCCGTCAGCTAAACTTATGGGGGGTTCCCTCTGGATATTCAAAGAACCAGAAAACGGACACAAATATGTTATGGGTGTCGACGTTTCGAGAGGGGATTCGGAAGATTTTTCTTGTATTCAAATTATTGATTTTGATACAAGAGAACAAGTTTTGGAATATGTTGGTAAAGTCCCCCCAGATGTGACTGCCGAAATTGCTTATAAATGGGGTACCATGTACAATGCTTATTGTGTAATTGATATTACAGGAGGAATGGGAGTATCCACCGCAAGAAAAATGCAAGAAATGACCTATGAACCAGGTTTGTATGTTGACAATATAGACCCGACCAAGAAATGGAAATGGGACCCGAAGGCGAATGAAAAAATTCCTGGAATAAATTTTAATTCCAAAAGAGTACAAATAATATCAAGTTTCGAGGAGGCCGTTCGACACGAGTTTAAAATTTATTCTCACAGATTGTATAATGAGATGAATACATTCATCTACATAAATGGTCGACCTGACCATCAAAAAAGTCATCACGACGACTGTATAATGGCGATGTCTATGGCCATTTATGTTGCCGAGAAATCATTCCAATCTTTACAAAAAGTTGTTAATCATACGAAGGCAATGATTAATTCGTGGGCAACACATGTAAATGAAAACAAAAATAGTTCAGATTTTTTTAATCCAATGGTCCCTCAAATGGGAAGACAAAACATGAATCCGAGTCAGGGACCAAGCAAAGCAGACTATATGAAATATGGGTGGTTATTTGGTCCTCGATAACTATTTATATTTATCTATTGATAAAGTAACATTGTAAAATGAGTGACCAGAATCTAACCATATGGCAGAGGTTGTCCAAGACATTTGGACCGAATTCTCTGCTTAATCAGGATTATCCGACCTTCAAATTTGATAAGACCGAACTTCTCAGAACACAGAGCAAACAAGAATATGAGAAAGAAAAATTACAAGCACAACAATCCTATTTTCTGGCCAATCAATGGGCAAAAGTAGAAAATAACCTATATTCTCAAGCAATATATTATGAACCATCGAGATTGTCAGCACAATACGATTACGAATCCATGGAGTATACTCCTGAAATATCTGCCGCTTTAGACATTTATGCTGAGGAGTCTACTACAACAAATGAAGATGGTTTTATCTTACAAATTTATTCTGAATCAAAAAGGATAAAAGGTGTATTAGCCGACTTGTTCAATAATAATTTGGACATCAATACTAACTTACCTATGTGGACAAGGAACACATGTAAGTATGGTGATAATTTCGTTTATTTAAAATTAGACCCCGAAAGAGGGGTAGTAGGTTGTCAACAACTACCAACAATTGAAATTGAAAGGAGAGAAGTTGGAACAAGTCAAAAAATTACTGTTGAACCTGAAAGACCTGAAGATAGAAAAGCTCTACATTTCGATTGGAAAAACAAAAATATGACATTTCAATCTTGGGAAATTGCTCATTTCAGATTATTAGGTGATGATAGAAGGTTGCCATATGGAACCTCTATGTTAGAAAAAGCCAGAAGAATTTGGAAACAACTTTTGTTATCTGAAGATGCTATGTTGATATATCGTACATCAAGAGCACCTGAGAGGAGAATTTTCAAGGTCTTTGTCGGAAACATGAATGACGATGATGTTGAAGCATATGTACAACGTGTGGCCAATAAGTTCAAAAGGGAACAGATTGTCGACAGTAAAACTGGTCAGGTTGACATGAGGTTCAATCAAATGGCTGTTGACCAAGATTACTTTGTACCTGTAAGAGACCCTGCTACACCAAGTCCTATTGAAACATTACCTGGTGCTACAAATTTATCAGAGATTGCTGATATTGAGTACATTCAAAAAAAGTTATTGACCGCACTTCGTGTACCAAAAGCCTTTTTAGGGTTTGAAGAAGTTGTTGGTGATGGAAAAAACTTATCTCTTCAAGATATAAGATTTGCTAGAACAATTAACAGAATCCAAAAAAGTATGTTGCAAGAATTAAATAAAATTGCGATTGTACATTTGTTTTTGTTAGGTTTCGAGGATGAGTTGGATAATTTTACTTTAGGTTTAACGAATCCTTCAACTCAGGCGGACTTATTGAAAATTGACGTGTGGAAAGAAAAAGTTGCGTTATATAGAGAGATGGTTACTGACCCAGGTAACGGAATTCAGGCAACGTCATCTACATGGGCGAAGAAACATATTTTCGGTTGGTCAGATGAAGAGGTTAGATTAGACTTACAACAACAAAGAATTGAAAGAGCTGTGGGTGAAGAACTGAAACAAACACCTACTGTAATCACTAAATCAGGTGTGTTTGATAACTTAGACAAACTTTACGGTACACAAACAGGTGGAACCCAATCACAATCGGCGGAAACTGAAGAGACTCCACCACCACCTTTACCGTTGGGACCTGAAACTGAGACTGCTCCACCACCTATACCTGAGACACCTGAAACCCCTGAAGCTCCAGCACCTACTGAAGGAGCCGGAATAACTCCCGAGTCGAAGATTAAGGATTTAAATCTTTTAGTAGAAAATGATTTAATAGAAGGGAAGGAATACCTTAATTTGGGAGTTGCTCAAGAATCTTTGGGAGAAATTTCGAAAGAGTTAGATAAGTTACTAAATTCCTAATATTTATCTGTAAATAAAAAAAATGACCTTCGGAATCGTTAAATCGGCAATAGAAAAAAATTTGTTGGAATCTTATAAAAATTCTAATGAGTTTAAAAAATCAATTAGAGAGTTCAAAGAAAATATTTTGAATCATAAATCCCTTTCGAAAATATATTCTTTGTATGACCAATTATCCACACCCCAAAATCTCTCTGAGAGTGAGGCTAAAGAATTTTTAACTGAAGGTGTCTCACTTATTCAAAAGTTACTAACCACGATTAAGTTGCCGAAAACTCTTTTGGAAAAAAAGACCAACAACTATTCTGATATTGATGTTTTAGTTTATACAAATAAAACGAATTTACACGAAAGACTTCAAGCCAAAAAGAACATAATCAAAGTTCTTAGTTCCGAAAAGACCAATATGAAGGAATCAATTAAGTTACCTACAACAAGTATGGTAAAAATTGCTAATCAAACTTTGGAAAATTATATTGATTCAATGGATGATAAATCCAAAAAAACTTTTTTCGAAATTGTAAAAAAAGATAACGGTAAATTACAAGAAGAATTCAATTCACTCAAGGAAAAAACTTTGTTACAACTTGGTTCCCTTATGGAAAAAGAAAATGAATCAGAATTAAAAAATAAGATTTCTGAGACTATTGAAAGAATCAAAATAGAGGAGTGTAATCAAATTAATTTTGTGAAGTTATTATCTTTGACTGAGACCCTATAATCCTTTGTTTTTTCTTTCTTTGTATATTGCTTTCAATTTGGAAGTTCTACTAACCACTGACGGTTTTGTATATTCTTTTCTTGCCAACAAGATTTGATTTTGTTTGGTTTTAATAACTTTGTTTTTTAAAATCTTGAGAGCTTTCTCCAAATTTTCTCCGTTATTTACAGGTATGATTAACATATATTTTTTATAAGTATACTTTTGACTGCTAAAAGTTAATATCTTATTTTTATAAAAATAAACTTTTATAATATGAAAATTAATGAAAAAAGGCAAAAGTGTAAAGTTGAACATTTACAATCCAATCAAGTCTACCTATGGGACAGTAGATTCTAAAAATCTAAAATCAATTTATATTAACATTCAATCTTGGGTTTCACCTAAAACTGACTTGGAAAATTGGAATAGAATTGTTTGTAATCTAAATAGAGAAATAAAACATTCAGTTTTTTCATCCATTCCTACAGAATTTTTTATGGAAAGGAGTATTGTGGACTTAGATTTGAGGGTTAGTGGAATTTCACACGGGAAAAAATCATTTTTTAATTTAGAGGTCAACTTGTTTACCAACAAAGAATTGGATTTTAAATCTAACGAATTGAAAAATTCTGTGAAAAAAATTGTGAGGTCCATTTTTAAAAACAACATATCTAACAACAAATACTTTGATTTTTCAAAGTCCAAGAAAGATTAAGCGTTACTAATGAATTTCGTTATATTTATTTGAAAAAGATAGATGAGAGAATTGAGAATATTGGAGGCACACGAAACAGGTCATGGAATATTGGTTGAGATGGATGCTGGATGGGTAGACCCAAGAGACTCTAGAAATGTTCCGATTTTGGAACAACAGAATAAAATGGATTATAAAAATCCTTTTGAATTCTATGCCGTCCTACAAAAATATAATACACCTAATAGGAATGGACGTTTTTATCCTGAAAAAATATTAAAAAGGGAAGCCGAAAAATATAAAAACATTATATCAAAAGGACTTTCAACCTCCGAGTTGAATCACCCCGAATCTTCTTTGATAGATTTAGATAGAGTATCTCATCTTATTACTGATATATGGTGGGATAAAAATATATTGATGGGCAAACTTAAGTTATTGACATCACCAGGTTTTCATGAAAGAGGTATAGTATCTACCAAAGGAGATATTGCCGCTAATTTGATGAGACAAGGTGTTACTTTAGGAATATCATCAAGAGGAGTTGGTTCACTTAAAAAGGTTGGAGAAAGAAACGAAGTTCAAGATGATTTTGAACTAATTTGTTTTGATTTAGTTTCCTCACCTTCCACACCTGGGGCATACTTATTCAATGACATTAATGACAGAGAAAAATACGAGGAAAATTTAGAGGAAGAGAAAAAAGCGAACGGTGTTTCTGTCGACAAATCTATTGATTTAATGAAAAAACTTTCCGATTATTTGGGAAAATAATTCTATGGACGAAAAGTATTTTGTAGCAAAAATTCAGTATGATTTACCTGATGAAAACACAGGTAAGATTAAAAAAATTCGTGAGGAAAAATTAGTTAAAGGTTACTCAGTAACAGATGTTGAAGCTAAAGTAACAACACGATACAAAGATTTCTCTCATGATTGGAGAATTACTTCGGTATCCGAAAGTAAAATCGATGAAGTAATCGAAAAATAAATAAAGTGGTCTCTGACCACTTTTTTTTTGTTTATACAAGTCTGAAATATAATTTTTTATGAAACGGCAATATTTATTAGAAAAATTAGAGTTATTTCTATGCAAGAAAATAAAAACTTAGTACAAGAGGCACTCATTCAAATGAAAAATGTTGAAGAGGCAATTGCCGAAAACGCAAAAGGAATACTTGCTTCTACAATGAAGGAAGAAATCAACCAGTTAGTAAAAGAATCTCTTTCTGAACAAGAAGATGAGATTGAAGCAGATGTTGAAATGCCTGCAGACGCAGACATGGATACTGATAACGAGGATGAAATGGAAATGGACATTGATACCATGGATATGGAGGACGACTCCAATGATATGGAAATGGACATGGAAATCGACTCTGAGGAAAGTCCAATAGATTTGACTGACGCTTCAGATGAGGAAATCTTAAAGGTTTTCAAAGCTATGAGCGAGGAGGATGGTATCATTGTTAAAAAAGATGGTGAAGACATTCACCTCACAGATAATGATGCTGATACCGAATATTTGGTCAAACTTGGTGAATCTAAAAAATCAAAAAAATCTATGAACGAACAGTTCGAAGAGGAAGAAATGGGTGTCATGGACACCGAAGATTCATTAGATGACATCGTTCGTCAAATTTTCGCTAAGAGTGAAGATTCTTCTATTGAAGGAGAAGATGAACTTGAAAGTGAAGAAGAAGATGAAGAAGTCTTTTATGAAATTGAAATCGGCGAGGACGCTGATGAAGATGATGAAGACGAAGAAGAAATCGATGAAGCTGAAGACGACGAAGCAATGAACATGGATGAAGCTGAAGACGACGAAGCAATGAACATGGACGAAGCTGAAGATGATGAAGCTATGAACATGGACGAAGCTGAAGACGACGAAGCAATGAACATGGACGAAGCTGAAGACGACGAAGAAGAATTCGACGAAGCGATGAACATGGACGAAGCTTACAATCACAAGAAATCGATTAAACCTAAAGGTGTTGGAATCGGTAAAGGTCCTAAATTTTCTTATGACAAAACCGCTAAAGGTGGTTTCAAAGAAGAAAAGAAGGAAGGTCCCAAAATGATGGGAACTGGAAAACCAAAATTCGAATACAAGAAGGGTGCTAACATGGAAGGTAAATCCAAAAAAATCGAAACCAAAGAAGGTCATCAGGGATACAAAGATAAGGAAGATGAAAAATTAGGTATGAAGCACGGTAAAACCGCAATGAAAGACCTAAAAGGTTCACATTCCAAAAAAGAAAAATCTCGTAGAGATGATGCTGGTTTCGAAAAGAGAGAAACTAAAGAAGCTGCTAGAACATACGGTATGGGTTCTAAAGAAGGAAGAGGTCTCAGAAAGGGCATTTCCAATAATAGAAACTTTGTGTATGGTAAAAACGGTGTAACTGTAGAATCTCTTGAAGTAGAAGTTAGTATGTTGAGAGAGAAAAACGAAGAATACAGAAAAGCATTGAATGTGTTCAGAGAAAAATTAAATGAGGTGGCAATCTTCAATTCAAATTTAGCTTACGCTACAAGATTGTTCACTGAACACTCAACAACTAAAAAAGAAAAAATAAATATTCTTAGAAGATTTGACAATGTTGAGACTTTGAAAGAATCAAAAGGCCTTTATAAGTCAATCAAAGAAGAATTATCTAAGAGTGAAACTAAATCAATCAATGAGTCTGTCGAAAAGAAAATAAATAACACTGTTTCTTCAGGTTCAGCGACTACCCTAATTGAATCAAAAACTTATGAGAATCCTCAATTCTTAAGAATGAGAGATTTGATGAGTAAGATAGGGTAATAAATAAAAAAATAAAAAACCAATAAAAATGGGAGCATTATTAGAATCAGGTCTTGTTGGTAACATTGGTCTTAAGCACCTTAAAGTTATCAAGGAAGATACTATCAACAAATGGGACAAATTAG